AACAGCTATTTCAAAACTGGAACTTACGCAAAAAGCTTATTCTGATATGCGGATATTGATTAACGGAATTTTCAAATATGCAAAGAAAAAACATTATACCAGCCTGAGCATAACCAGTTTTATGGGTGATTTGGAAATTTCGGAAAAGTCATTTAAAAAGAACCATAAGTCAGACTGCGAATTGGTATTTTCTAAGGATGAGGAACTTTTAATTGAACGATTTGTAATGGAAGATGAGCCTACATTGATAGAACTTGGCATTATTTTGGCATTTAAAACAGGATTGAGAGTTGGGGAAATATCTACCCTCTCATGGTCTGATGTCGGAGAAAATAAGATACATATATCAAAGACAGAAATAAGATATAGAGATGATAATGGCAAATATGTATTTGATGTTCAAAATTTTCCTAAAAGTGATGCCGGGTTTAGAGATGTTATAATTACCGCAGATACCAAAGAACTTATGAGAAAAATAAAAATGCTCAATCCATTTGGGCAATATATTTTTATGAAAAACGGTAAACGAATAAAAGGTCAGGCATTTACAAGGCGGCTATATGTGATATGTGATAGAATAGGAATTGGTGAACGTTCAATTCACAAGGCAAGAAAGACATATGCAACAAAGTTGATAGATGGAAATGTTCCAGAATCGGTAATAAAAACACAAATGGGGCATACAGATATCAGAACAACTCTCG